TGGGTTCTCAATATCATTAGTATGAACATTGTCAAATGCTGGGTTCAATACAAACTTAACGTTAGCCAAGAATGGAATAACATAAGAAGTGTAAGCAAAACCAAAGTTCAAGTCCATACCTTTACCAGTGATTGCACCGATATCAGCAGCTTGGATAAGAAGACCAGAAGATACTGCTTCTTTCTTAATAGCTTCGTTTACCATTCTCATACCACCCATACCTGTTTGTACAACTAGGCTACGTTTTGGATCTGGTCCTTGGAACTCAACTTTACCATTGAAGAAGTTGTAGATCTCAGAACGGAACAAGTCAAGTGTGAAGTTGTTTTTGTTGTAGATTCTTTTGAAAGAGTTATCCAACTGTTTCCAAAGACCCACAGACAAACGAAGGTCATCTGGACCATCTTGACGAACTCTACCACCTTGACCCCACATAAGGTAAGTTTCAATGTCAGTAGCAACTTTAGACAAGTGAGCAGCTTCCATTGATGTCAAGAATGTTCTTGATAAGTCACCATTGTCAAATGCTTTTTTCACTTTGTCTTTACCCATAACTTTGATCATATCTTCCAATGAAGTGATAGATGGATCATTGTTAGGACCAAAGTTTCTCCAGATCTCAGTTACAGGAACTGTACCATCTGCATTCATACCACCTTTGATCATCAAGTCTGCACGAGATGAGATAGAATAATGTACGTGAGCTTCAGCACCACCAACAAAGTTGTAGAATTCACGGAAACCAGTTCTTGTTGTGATGTCAGAGAATCTTTCACCATACTCTCCACGAGCAGAACCTTTACGGAATACTTTAGTACCGTTAGCCAAGTACTTATTATCTAAGTATTTGAAGTTGTCATTGTTTACCAACTGTACAGTATAAATGAAACCATCTCCGATAGGAAGGATGTCTTCAGCTGTGATGTACATCTCAACACCGTTGTATTTGTCATAAGTGATGATATCACCATGACCAAACTCTCTACGGTTAATTTTGATACGGAAAGTAGAACCTTCAATACCTTTAAAGTCATTGTTTGGTTCAATATCCTCAATGATATATGGTAGGTCAGTAGACACAGGTGTCTGCCATTTGTACTCTCCACGAGCATTATCTACCATGATAACATTTTTCCCACCAAATGAAGACATTTGATAAAGAGGCATTTCAACCTTCTGAGCCATAGCCCACAGATCCACTGGACCAAGATCCATTGGTTCAGCATCTTTCAGCATGTTCACCAAGTGGTAAGAATCCACATGGGAACTTGCGTTGTAAGCGGTATCCCTAAGGAATATACCATTGTTTAAAACTGGAGTTGCCATTTGTATATATTAATTTAAATTGTTACTTATTAAAATCTTCTAAACATACTATTTTTAGAAATCTTTCTTTGTTCTGTCCTAGGAGCTGATTGTCTTCTAGGTTCATCTTCGTATTGACTATCAATAGATGAGGTTAACTTTCTACCCTCTTCTGTTTTCAATTGTCTTACTGTTTTTTCTACTGCTTGTTTGCTACCTTGTTCTCTTACTTTGTTTTTATATCCTCCTGGATCTGCAAGTAACCAAAGTGCTTCAGCAATCAAATCATGTCTTGGTTCTACAAATTGATACTTTTCTAACAAGTGTCCAAGTAGGTTTGTAGGTTTACCTGATATTGATGGATAGTTTGGTTGAACTAAACCTGAGAATAACATACCTTGAACTTTCTTATCAAGTTTCAAACCACCAATTGTTCCATTAGCTAAAGTAGTATAAACATTTTCTTGATATGCTTTTGCTTGTTCTGCTTGCATATGTTTTCTCTGTTCCTGTTCAGCTAGTTGTCTTGCAACAATTTCTTCTTGCATTGCATCTAACTTAGGTTTAAATTGATTAGCTTTTTGTTCAAGTCTATTCAAGTCTCTCCAATCTTGGATCTCAGCTTCAATTTCTTCAGGAGTTCCAAATCCAGTTGCATACAAATATTGTCTTGAGATTTCTGCTTGATCATACTCATCTGTAGGATCAAGTTGTCTCATTTCTTCTACCTGTGCAAGAGTTCTAAAAAGACCTTTTAAATCTTGTCCACCATCTGCTACATATTTTGCAGCATACTGAAGTTCTTCTGGAAGTGCATTAAAGAATTCTCTTGGAGTATCCTCTCTAATTTTATTTTCTCTTTCTTGGAAGTTTGCTTCAAATAACTCACGAAAGTCTTTGGTTGTATATTCTTCTAATGGTTTATCATCATCAAAAGCAAATAAAGTACCTTCTTCAATCATCTTAGCTGCTAACTCAGCAAGACCAGATTTATCTACCTTAGGTCTTCCTTTATTACCTGCATCTTCTTCTTGAGAAATTAGATTATCAAGTTCATTGATAGTTTCTTCAACCTCAATTTGTTTTTCTTTTGCTTCCTGTTTTTCTTCATGTGAAGCAGTAGGGTTGTCAAAGAACGATGTGTCAGATGTTTCTTTATGAAACATTGACTTAGGTTTTGAGTCTTTATCATCAGGAAGCATGACACTGTCTGCTCCTGGCATTCCAAAGATCTCATCAATATTTACATCAACCTGATCTACCGTTGTAGTATCTAGCACCTGATCTTCTTCAGGATTTTTTGTTGGTTCTGCCATTACTGTTGGTTTTTGTTTATACTTTAATATACTAATTAAACTTGAGAAATTTAAAATAGTTGGAAAAAAAATTGGAATATATAGCTAACTACTTATTCTGTTTATTAGGTTTTTGATCAAATCTATTTTTATTCTCTTGTGCAATCTGTAATTGTCTATCTGCAATCTCTTTCTGAGCTTGGATTTTCTCTCTTTCAAGTTGACCTTTTTGTGATTCAATGGTCATTCTATTAGTTTCTTTTTCTCTTTGTAAAGATGTTTGCTCTTGATATTGTTCTGTATCTCTAATGTCTTTCATAGCATCTTGATAATCAGACATCATGTTTTGATTAACATCTGACATAGAACCATAACCAGCAGCTCTAATTTCTGCAACAAGGATATCTCTTTGTCTATCTTTTTCTTTCTCAGCTGCAGTAGAGTCAATCTTCATTTGTTCAATCTCTTGTTGTTTTTGAAGTTGCTCTTGTTGCATTTGCTGTTGTTGCTGCATTTCTTGCTGTTTCTGTTGCTGTTGTTTTTGTTCAGAATCTTTAAGAACAGTATTGAGAGCAGCAATTGAATCAGATTGTACTACTTTACCTAAGTCATATATAGATGCACCAGTAGTATTATTTTGTACAGCCATTTGTTTTAACTGTTCTAAAATAGCTCTATGATTAGCATTTGTACTAATAGCAATGTTAAGATCTCTAAGTAAAAGATCTGTACCATTAATTTCAAAGTTTACTTTCTCATCCGCACTAGTAATGTAAGTTAATCTTGCTGATGGTTTAGTTGAGTTATAGAACTGAGCTAAGTCTGTTCTCATTTGGTGCACTCTTGGCATCAAGTAATCACAGTGTTGGATAAAGTAAATCTCTGTCTGTGCATATGATGCTGCCATAGCTTGTTCTACTCCGGTAGCAGTTGTTTGAGATAACTGTTGTCCCATTCTTTGTGGGTTCACACCAATTACTTCATATGCTTGTTGTTTAAAGTAGTTAGCTAATTGAATCCTAGACATCAAACGGTTTGTTTGTTCTAGATCTAATTTTTGGAAATGATTAAAGTTAAGTGCATTCTCTGTGTTAGTAATAGAAGTATCCAATGGTAACATCTGGAAGTTCTTCATTGCAACATATGCTTTAGCTAAGTTACCTTTCCCCCAGTCTTCTCCTAATGAGTGTCTTGGTAAAGAGTTTTGATCTAACATGATTACAGTACCAAGTTCATCTACTAGGATATCTGCAATCTGATTGTTTACAATGTTATATCCAATCTGGTATGGTTTCATTAAGTCAATAAGAGCTGTAGACTTAGTATTTCTATCTGAGAACACAGATCCTTCTACCGGAAGTTTACAACCATACAAACTATTATCCCCTTTAAACTGGAATTTTAATGGACCAATATGATTTCTATCTACTCCAATATAGATTGGAGAGAATCCTCCTGGATTATTCATACCCCAGAAAGAAGGAACGTTAGGTCCAATTTTTACACCACCCCAAACTTCATTAATCCAAATCCAGTCAATATGTTCTCCAAACAATAAATTGTCTTTGTTCTTATTTTTAAAAAGTCTTGTATCATAGATTGGCTTATCTGTAATCTTATAATCTTCTGATACAATTTCATTTGTGACTTCTCCTTCTTCTGTAATCTTAGTAAGGTGTCCAATTTTTCTTTGAGACTTCCAGTATGCTGTAGTTACTCTAAGTAAGTATGCTGTACCTTGGTCATAGTAATCTTCTCCTTCTGCAAGTATCTGTGTAATAATATCAGAACCATCTAATACATTACCTGACATGAAAGAAGTGTATTGTCTATATGCTAATGATGGCATATTAACATTCCAGTCATGGGATTTTGTTGCATCATAGAAAGATCCATCATTCTGCATACCACCAATAGTATATCCTGCAGATCTAATAGGATAAACTGTTTCTAGTGCCTCATGTTGTTCTTCAGTAAGTAAGTGTCCAAACTTATCAATAACATCAGCTACAGTAAACATATCTGTTTTACCTACCCAGTTACCTTGAGAAATATATCTGATGTCTGGAGACTTGTGATAGAATGAAACAACAGGGTTCCATAATTCTACATCATAATCATCTTCCATCATACGGAAATGCCAGAATTCTCTATCTGTGATTAACATATCACGGAAAGCTCTTTCTTCTAACTCATCCATTCTAAATCTTTCTACATCTACTTTATGTTGATGTTCTGCCCATTGTTCTATCATTGAACGGTAATCTTTCTTAAAGAACTGTTCAATTTCTGGTAAAGACTTAATACTTTCTGGAGATAATTGCTGTTGAGCTTCTTCAGAATTAGGATCAAGTCCTTGCTCTAACATTGCTGCAATTATTTTAGTTGTTGCATCAGCCATCAATGTTTGTTCTACTTGAGCTCTTTTTTGTTCAAGCATTTCATTGTATGAGAAATCATCAATAGCTCTATAACTTAATCTTGTAGATCTTTTTGCAAACTCAGCTACAAGTACATTAACAACATTCGGAATAATAGGATAAAACTTTAACTCAAGTGCAGAAGCATCTTCTCTTGTTAGTACTTCTACTATTTCTCTGTAATCATTATTTTCTTCTACAATGTAATCTGTTCTATCAATAATACCTTTTGCAAGTTTGTAGTTTTTCATTAACCTACGGGCATTTCTACGGATCTGTTTTAATCCTTGCCATTCCAACCAGTCAAGATTCCAAGCTGCCCATTCTTCATCTTTATCTTTCTTAGGCAAAAACTGTAATGGCTGAGTAATACTACCCAGTCTATTTTGTTGTACTTTGGCACCTCTTTTGACCTGTAATGCGTTATATACCTGCATAACTTTTTATTTAATATTTTTAAAAGCAGATTTCTGAAACCCACTCATAGTATTTCTCATACCACCACCCATATGTCTAAACGGACTCTTATTTAATTTAAACAAATTTTCTGACTTTTGCAAGTTTTTGGCAGCATCATCCATCACTACTCTCTTAGCATAACCCCTGTTAGACTGTTGAATTCTCATAAAAGCAACCAGTGCACAAAATGAAACAAGTCTATCCACGTTGACACCTGGTGCATATTCTCTCATTTCAGTAAGTAACATTGGATCTGGAATCCTTTCTATTCCGTATTTTGTACGTACAATTGTACCATCAGCTTTTGTTTCTACATCTAGTTCTTCTTTTGTATACTCAATAGCATAGTTAAGAAGATGTTGTTTAAATAATGTTCCTGTATTTTTCCAACCATACTCTTGAAAAACGTTGGTGTTTGAACCAAGATCTTTCAAGAACATGATCTGACTCTTAGGTACTAAGAATCTTTGTTTCTTTCTAGATATCATATATTGGATAAATAATGAGATGTTGTTCTCAATTACTGTCCAAGCATTGTACCATTCTATGATTAACTCCAATCTCTGGTGAGTTTTATTAAGGTCATCAAATCTTCCACACCAAGTAGCTACAATCTTATCTGGTTCTATATATGTTTCAGTTTCTGTTCCGGTAACTTTGGTTACTTGTACAGGAGCCTTCATCACATAGATAGAACATAATGATTCTGATGTTGTAGTCTTACCTTCTGACACGGGGTCAATAGAAGCATAGTACTGTCCAAAGGTTGGATCCTTAATTGGTCTTTCCCAAACTACAAGCACTCCTGTTTTGTCATCAGTCTTTTTAGTAATAGGAAATTCTTTTATTGGTTGTTTATTAGATTGTTTAACAGTTGGTTTACCATTTTCATCTGTCATAATATCTAAAAACTCATATGCATATTCTTTCTCTTCAATTCTTCTTGCTTGTGCAGCAATAAGATGTGGAGGAAATACAGATACAGATCTGTGTGCAAATGCTTCTTCAATATTTCTAGGGTGCTGAGATATCCTTAACTGATAATCCTCTGGAGATAATTCATCTTTCCATTTTGCAAATTGTTCATCTAATGCTTTTAATGCATCTTCTACAAGTGAATTACCATATTCATCAATATGTGGTGGCATAGACCATTGCTCAGGAATAAACAAACCTGACAAACCTTCTGTACCTTTTGCATCAATAAGATTAGTTTCTACAGCATAAATATCTTTAGATGTAGGATTAAGAATCATATCTCTCAATGGGTTACATTGAGACAAATCACCCACAGATCCTGCTGCAATAAACATCCCTGTAGTAATCATACCAGATCTCATGGCAGGTCTCATATACTCATATGTTTGATCCATCTTAGGTGCAATTCCTGCTTCCTCATGGAAGAAGTATTTTACCGGACCCCCTACACCATTTGTTGGATCTTTTTCAAATGACATGCCCTGCATGGTACCCTTTAGACCCACTTCTGTTTTTCTGTCTCCTTTTCTTACTTCAATCTTCTGCTGCCACATTAAGACTTTGTCTGGAGACATTGGACGGTACCATGCAGTGTGTTCATTCAAGAATGCAGCATATTCCGACATGAACTTCCAGGAACCTTTCTCATTGATATAATCTTTGAGACTAGCACCCATCTTTAAAGTTACCCCTGCTTCAAACCAAAGTTGATTGAGTAATTTAGAGATGTGAAAGTATGAAGATGCTATCTGACGTTTCTTTAAGATAGCAACATGTTTATAGTTAAGTTCTGCAAGTAGTTCATATAATGCCATATGATACTGGGCATCCCTGATTTTTGCAAAGTCAAACTTCTGTTGTTCTTTATCAAAGATTGGTAAGAAGTTCAACCACATGTAATAGTCTCTAGTTAGAAACCATTTCTTATCACCATTGATATAGAAAACACCCTTTCTACATTTTTGCTTTTGATCATCCCAATATGCTATAAAATCTTTTGATCTAAAAGGTGCTGTACAATATACATTTTGATCTCTAAATTTTACAGCTTCTTTATTAAATTCAAAACTGGTTTCATCAAATGCATACTTTCCTGGTTCAGAAAATATTTTTGCTATTGATCTAGAAAACTCGTCTCTAGAAGTAAATGATACTGTTGTCCATGTACCATTATCCCAACAGGGTATATCTTGATATATCTCACTCATAATTAACTATCGTAAGCTAATCCTTGTCCACCTCTTACTTTACTAGATTGTTCATCCTGTAGGTCTTTATAGACTCCTTTAAATGATGCTCTAATCTGGTCAAAGTTTTTGGCTGCAGCAACTAGTGAATTAATATTACCATCTCTTCCTGCAGTAATCTGAGTAGTTTCCATATATTTGGCTAATCTATCTAACATAGATTTCATTCCTTGATATGCTCTAGATGTAGGAGTTTCGTATAATCTTTTACAAAATTCTAATGCAGTAAATATATCATCATCCTCTGGAGAAAATTCTGCTTGTATTTCTTTTAAAATAATATGTTCTTTATCTACATCAGGAGTATGAAAGAATGGATTCATATCTGGATTAGGACATGTCATGTAAAAAAGATACAGATAGATCTTTAAATAATCCTCTGGATAATTATCCATAATATCTTTTAAAGCTTTTAATGTATAACAATGCTCAGTAGGTACCACTACTCCATTCTGAACATCAAATAATCTTACTATCATATCATTTCTTTTTAACTGGATTATCTTTTACATGATGTAATATAGAAATTACTTCATCCACAAGATATGGAACAGCCATGGGTTTTACTTCTTTTACTATTGGATTGCCATCTTGATCTTTTGCAGCAATAGGATAACCATACTGATCTTCTCCTTCTTGTTCAAACGTAATATGATGTATAAAGATTCTTCCTGGCTTTAATTTAGGATTATGCTTAAGTATAATATACATATAAATACTGAGCTGTAATGCATAATGATTAAAGTTACAGTCATCCAAATGATTTACCGGAGGTAGTAATTTTTCAGAAATACCTTCCCAGTTTACAAAAGATTCAGTCTTAATTTCTTTATTAGTTTTATAGTCAATGATATTTACTTTACCATTGACTACTTCCACTAAATCTGATTGTCCACAGATACCTGCAGACTTAAGATAAACCATATGTTCTGGATACACACCTGGATCTAACTTTTGAGATGGTGCATATCTAATACCATCATGTTCTCCTGATGGAGAAATTACAGGTACTGTTACCCCTTCTCTTTCAATAGATGCTAAAGAACATAAGTCAGCTTCTCTTTGGTTATGATAATAAGTACCTAAAGTAACTGCTCTGTCAGATTCATTTTTCCAAATCTGTTCAATAATCTTAGGTTCAATACCATACCATTTAGAACGTTTGTTCTTAGTAACTTTTGCAGCTACAGCTTTAGCATCAAAAGGTTTCTTTAAACTAGAAATAAGTGTAGTTACACTTATCCAGTTAATTCCTTCAGAACCATCTATGCTTTTGTAACTATGATCTGATGCATTAAATACTATACTCATAGTTCTTCTAATTTGTCTTCTTCTTCTACAGTAGCAATTGCTTCCCATTTACCCAGAGGACACTCTGAAGCAAGAGATCTAGTTTTAAAATTTAAGGAACATCCACATTCATTACAACATGGAGCAGTACCTTTTACTGCACATTTTCTTCCTTTGCTTGGGCAGTCTTCACAAATAGAATATCTAAGTCTAGCAATTTCTTCTACTGTTTCATCTCTGAGAACACTATTGGTTATTCCCTCCAGAATCTGTTTCCGGTTTTCCCAAATTAGTTTGAGTGTATTTTTCATCTTTAAATTTTTTTCTTTTGATAAGTTCTGCTTCAGCTTTTTCATGAATTTTTTTCAAAAGATCCAGTTTCTCCTCTACACTTTTTTTATTATGATAAGCACCAAATGTTGAGGTATCATGATTCTTTAAAATTTTTTCATAGTGGGGTATTGCATTTTTAACCTTCTTAATCTTTAGAACAAAGTGACCTAAACCATCTACGTTTATTCTTAAAGCACTTAATCCACTTAATTTTTTTCTTAATGTTTTATAGTAGTTCTCAATTAGAGACTCTACCAAATCTTCAGAGATTTCAAATTCTTCACTTAATTCAGAGTATAGACTATTGCTTTTTTTCGGTATCATGTCCTAAAAATTTATAGTCTAATAAAATAGTACCCTCAGTTTGAATTTTCATATTTGGGTTTAATGTAATAGTTTTCTTATCTGAAGGATCCTTTACAACTAAACCACTTTTCTCAGCTTTATTGATACTATTTCTTACTGTTTGTGGGGATTTAAAAATCCAGTCTTCTTCTGAAGATGCATCAAGACAAAAATTACTCAGTTCAATTGGTTGATTAAAACTAAGTAAAGTAAGACAGTTTAAATCAGACTCACTCATTGTCAAATGATTTATATAACAATGAGTGAGGATCTGAAATTTAACAATATCCCATTTGGGCATCTTAACCCTTTTCTGTACTTGATTAACAAGTGCCATTAATTTTTTCTAAGTTTTTTACCTGCAACTGGTGCTTTTGCTACAGGTTTTGGTTGTTCTTGAGTTGGATAGTCATCCTCATCCTCTTCTTCTGGTTGTTGAGTAGCAGCTACCATTGTTGCATATTGAATTTGCATAGTTGCTCTCTTGTATCTTGACTCTTCAATGTCTGTAAGTAACTTCTCATACTTTGATTGTGACTCAAGAAAAGGTAATGACTTCTCATAAAATTCTTTCATTTCTTGTCTTCTAGCTTCTAACTGTTCAGGTGTTAGTTGCTCATCCATCTGTTGGTTTTCCATTATTATATATTTTAAGTTTAAAACAAATATACAATAAAAGTTTAAATGTAATAGATTTAAAATAAAAAATCCAGGCACAGAAAGTACCTGGATTATAGTAGGTTAAGTATTATTATTTTCTTTTTTTAACAGTTCTTTTTACAGATCCACCTTTTCTTTGAATACCTAATGCTTCTTTAGTTTTATCTACAAGACCGTATTTTTTATTAAGTTTTACACCACCTATAAGTGCTCCAATTCCACCTGCAATTTTAGCAGCACCTTTTGCAATTTCTTCACCTGAAAAAACTCTTTTTGTTTGACCGGCATTACATTTTTGTTTTCTTCTTTTTCGTTTTTTACCATCCGCAGCTATGTATTCTTCCATACAAGATTCATCTGAAGTACCACCCATTTGGTAACTCTTCATAGATCGGATGATTTGATTTTTACTATCTTTCATAACTATCTGTTTTTAAGAGTTAAGTTCAATATTGTAATTAAATAAAAGTCTCTTGATAAATCAACTTCAAGAGTAAATATATCTAATGAAGAGATTCTTAATCTAATCATTAGTTTGTCCCACTGTTTAGTGGCAGATTTCCAACTGTTTCTAAATTTCATTATGCTTCGTTTTTACTGATTGTACCTTTTGCATCTAACATTACCTTTCTTACATTAGCAGGTTGTGCTACTTTCCATGCTGTTCTTCTTGCCTGATACAATCTTGATTTTACTATTCTTGTTACACTCATTGCATTTCCTTGGTTTCCACCAAGTACATGATAACATTCTTTATCTTCACCTACATATATACCTACATGTCCACCACCATCTCTTTTAAAAGTAAGTATATCACCTAACATAGGTTCGGTTACTTTAGTACCATACTTTGCCCATGAAAGAGCCCACAATGGTTTATCTACAACTTGTACTCCTGCTTTGTGTGCTGCATATGCTATAGCAAGTCCACACCAAGGAATCTCATCTGCTGTATAAACTTTATCTAGTTTAAGTTCTTTAGCCCATCCCATAATTACAGGATTGTGTTGCTTACCTACAACCTCTTTAGTATCAAGCATCTTTACTGCTTCAACTAAAATCTTTGGAGATTTTTCTTCCTGTAAAAAACTATAACTCATAGACTATTCTTTTATGTTCTTATAGGTATCTGATACTTTCTCAATACCTCCTCTAATAGTTTTAACTACTTTGAATACTGATTTAAATATATTATTACCTGTAAGATCAAACCAGTTTTCATTGATAGATGATAATTCTATAATTGCAAATATATAAATGAGTGCATTTGTAAAAATAGCTTTAGTTGGTATTACAATATCATATCCGGTTGCTTTAATTAATCCTTGTGTAAATGGTGTAAAACCATAGTAGTCTAATGGAAGCACAGCTATTGCAACTACATAATAACCTAAAGCTTTAAACACATATCCTCTCCTAAGTATTTTAGATTTAAAAACATCTCTATATTTTCTGTTTTCAGTACAGGCAATCTTTTTAAGAGAGATAAGTTTGATTATTGTATCAACTAAGATGACAAACATTAGGAGAATAGCACTTAGTTCAATTGGAGAAACAAAAGAAAGTATTGACAATGTGAGGAGAGTTATTTTAGTTTTCATGGTAGTCTTCTTGAAATCAATTTGAATAATATATAGATTAACAAGATGAATAACACAATCCCTCCCACATAAGCTAGAAAGATCACCCAACTAGGGATGTATTTAATTCTTTCTGGCTTTAATGTTTTGGTGACTACTTTAGTGTGGTATACATCATTGCCTTTAATGACTTTATACACTGTATCAACAGTTGCTTTTGAAGTATACACATTGTTCTGGAGTTTGGTTTGTAGCTTTAAGATTTTACCATCCTTATCTCTAAGAACTCCATTAAGTTTAGATAATACATTACCTAAAGAGTCACAGTACAACGTATCTTGTATGTAAACTGTTTCTCCCGGTATAGTTATTGTTGTGTCTTTATATTGGATAATTGTTTCAGTACTATCCTTCTGTGTACATAACGGACAGTATTTTGCTAGTCTTTTCTCTAGTGAACAAGAGGTAACTGAAACAAATAATAATAGATATAAAAAATACTTCATATCTATAATATACAAAAAATTTTACAACTTACCAAGCATATACTTCTCAGCATTTTTAATTGATTCATCTGCTGCAAGCATTTTGTCAATGATCTTTTTATCAACATGTTTAGGATGTACATACCAGTCTTCATAGCAACTAGTTTCATTTGGTGCAATATTACTTGCAACAAGTAAGTATCCTTTACTTAATAAGAAGTTTCTAGATTTTTTTCTGAATGATCCTGATACATCTGTATAGTGGTCATGCTCATATGTGATTACCCCAAAAGTACAGTTATCCCAAGGTAACATTGTAAGGATCTCATAGGTAGTTGCGGGTGGCTCACAGTCAACTTGTAAGTAATCAATGTGACCTCTAAGTACAGAGTAATCAAACTTAGTAGCATCACAGAGGATAATCTCATTCTTTCTGTGTTTCTTAAATTTCTCAACCTCATGTTCTAAAATTTCTAGTGAAGTACCTGTCCATCCAAACTCTTCTAATAGAGCTGTATTACTACCGTGGAATGGATCAGCTGCACCAATTTCAAAGTATGTTCCATTTCTTTTACCATTAAGCATAGTAAGAGTAAACATATCTTGATATGTTTGAGAATAGTTTTTCTCAATGTTTTCTGCTCCTGGAAACTTATGTCTTAATTGATCATAGAATCCCTTATGATATCTTAGGAATGGATCTGGTCCGGAACCTAATGATGTAATATTAGATTGTACCATTTTTTGGTATCTCTCACTTAATGTAGGACCTTGACCAACAAGTTTAATAAACTCATCTCTAGATTCTTGAGATCTACCAATCCACCATGCACATACAGCTTTCTGGAATTGCAATTGGTATCCAGCTTCATATCCTATATTAGGACTAACTTCTTTAGCATTTGCTGCATTCTTAAGTCCCATTACTGCATAAGAATATGCTTCATGGTACTGTTTTCTTCCTTCTGCCCATTCACTTAGGAATAAATATGCTTCTGGTCTTTCTGGTGCAAAGGTCACAGAATTTAACCATAGACCTTTTTCTGTTGTTCCTCTTCTGCCAAGTTTTGCTAAACATTTTGCCACCAATAATAGTGACTCATATACATAGTCATCATTCTTAGAAAACTCTGCTGCTCTTAAATAGAATGACATTGCAGATGCATAGTGACCATTTTCATAGTAATGTTCTCCCAAATCTAAGTTACATGATCCACAGAAAGGATTCATAATGAACTTTTCTAATTTAGCAGGAGTTGGTGCTTTATCATTTTTATATTCAACTCCTAGTTTTATATTACAAATGTGTTCAAAAACTGTGACAGGAAGTTTCAATATAAAGGCCGTAGAGTCCTGGAAACCAAATGGAATGACAAAGTAGTTACCATCAAAGGCTAAACCACAGGAGAACTCAATAAATGCAGTCATAAACTTAAATGCATCAGAGTTTGCAACTATGTTCCAATCCTTATCCCAGATAATAAATCTATGATAATATTGTGCATCTTTTTTTGCTTGCTCATTTTTCCATAAGTCTACTTCATGTGTGAGTGCAATATAGAACTCACCCACTTTAATAACTTGTGATCCTCCTCTAATATCTCTTGAAAATTTAATACTTTGTTCTACAAGATGAACTGTTTCTGATGTTCCCATTTTGGGATCAACTTTTACTACCTCTGTAGGATTAGTCCATTTGACATAATGATATGGCATATCAAGAATTGGCATCCAGTTCTTCTCACAGTATGAATGTGTTGGAGGTTCAATTCTATATCTTGTAGTTTCTAATGCACCGCTTTCTAACTCAGAGATTTCCATTCTACCCTCACCATCAGGTTTGGTATCTCTTCTAACACCGGTTAAAGATATCTTATCATTCCAGTAAATTAGTCTGGCATCTTCTAGTCCAATAAATTCCCAAACAGGTGTTATATCTAACTTAGATGTATCTACCTTTTTATACTTATCAATTGATAAAGTGTTAGGATCTAACTGACATAAATAGTTAGTAGTTCTGAGAGTAACATCATCTTCTGGATTAAGATATGCTAGTGGTCCCCACGGAGTTTGGAATCTTTGGTCACCCTCACTGTGATATAAGGCATATTGAACATGTCTCAGATTAAGTAAGTAGTGACCGTCTACTGAAAGTATAGAAGGGTTAGTAAGTCCTAACCCCTCTGTTATATTTCCTGGAATTGTAAGATAGTTTACAGATCCTCCATTAGCTAATGCTAGTTGGCACAAATTATTCATACTGTTGGTTTTACCAACAAATATAATAATTTATTTATCCAGGACAAGGATTCCATGTAGTACATTGTCCACATTCCACATAATAACCACCTAACCATGTAATAGTTGCTGGACCTACAGTTGGTGAGATTGTTCTCCAACAGTTTCCTGTAGAATCAGTAATTGAATAATCATTATCATGAATAAATTGTGGTAAATAAACTACTTGATTTGATTGAGTACGACAACAATCAGATACTAGATAATAATTGTGGCATTGTGCACCAGTCTTGTTAACACAGTCGTTACAAGTATTATATGCTCCATTAACTGAATTAATGGTCATTGTAGCTGTCCCTGTTGTACTATAACTTATCATTTGCCAACAATCATCGTAATTAGGATCTAATGAGGTTTCCATTAGGTATATGTTTCCTGGAGCAAATGAACTAGCTAAAGCAAAAACAACTCTAATTTCTTCAGTACAACAGTTTTTAAAAGTAAAATATAAATTTTCTGGACATGGATTTTCAGCTCCACATGCATTGCAACTTACATATGTTGAAACTGCATTTATAAAATTAAGATTTGCTTCACCATATGGTTCATTATCAGATATATACCAGCACATACCAAACTGATCAACAAAATAATCATATACTACTACACCACCACCTAAAGATTGTAAACTTGTTACACCTTCATACTCAAAACAACATGATTGTAATCTTACCATTGTACAGTTATCATTAGCAAGATTACAAGTTACACAGTCATCATAAGTATCACCACTCCAAGCAATAGTATCAGGTCCTATTGTTGACCCAACTATTGACCAACAATCACCATTCATATCAGCATATGTCAGACTCATGAAGTATAACACTGTTGGAGGGAATGGTAATAACATAACTTGATTTGCTAATACTCCACAACAATCAGCCATTTCATAATAAGTAGGACAACCATATTTCATATCTTTAATACAATCAATACATCTTTTATATGCACCAATAAACTTTGCTACTGTAATAGTTGCTGGACCTACATTGCTGTACTCTAACACTGTCCAACACTGTGGTACACTAGGAGATGTACTTATACTAAATTCTAAAACAGATCCTGGACTTACAATTGCAGTAAATAAAACTACTTCTGTTTCACCTGTACAACAATTAACTACTGTTAAATATATTGGATCACATGGATGAGCAGTTATACAATCTGTGCAGGCAACCTGAGTAGTTCCATAACTTGCAGAGTATGAAATAAATGGTGCAGTAATGTTACCATAATCAGAATTAACTTTAACTCTATAACAAATACCAAAAGTATCTACTATAACTTCACCATCTACTGGAGTATATCCTAATAATACTGGTGTAGTAAGTATTAAATCACCTGAAAAAATATATTCACAACATGGAATAAGAGTTATTATGTCTGGACATGGATTATCTCCTGTACATGTTCCACATTCAACCGGACCTAAATTTGTATCTACATATACTATACCACTAACTGGTCCAGATGTTTCAGCAACAGCTTTCCAACAGAAACCATATGTATCAACAAATACATCATTTACATTTACTCCTGGAAGAGATGCTGTAAATACTTCTTGACCCGGATTACAACATGACTCAACATATAAATTTGCTGGACATGGATTAGCAGCTATACAAGCTTCACATGAAGCATAATTTGTTACAACTGTTCTTGAACCAGTGGTTGCAGCTGCTGTTTTTGCTTGAGCTTCCCAACAGTTACCTTCATTATCTACAAAATAATCACCAACAGTTAAAGTTGGGTCAAATACTATATCAACAATTGCAGGATCACAACATAGTTGTAGCTCCATATTTGGTGTAAGATCCACGTCTGCACAATTTCTTTCAGTGTTCAGTGTAAATGTTACTCTTGGCGTAATACTGCCTTCTGTAGATCCTGTAGTGTCCCATCCAAAAGCTGCAAAAAATATTGTGTCACAAGCTTTATATGTTTGTGTTACTGTATGTTCAACTGAAAAACAAAGAGTATACTGTTTAGTTTGTTTATAATCAAATTGGGTAACCGGAATAACTGGAGAAACTGGTACTTTTCCCTCAGTATTATTTGTTAAACTATTACAATCTGTTTGAACAAGACTTACTGATAATTGTGGAATAGTTGTTATACTATTATTACTTAAAAAACTTGAACCACAGAATCTAATAATATCACCTGGAAATAAATCATGTGGTAAATGAATTCCACAATTAATATTGGTTTCTCTAAAATCAGTAATTGCTCCTGCAACAAAACCAGGACCAGTATTCCAATAACCATTAGTCCATCCAAAAGGATCTCTACCAATCCACATATTATAACTACCAGCACCTATTGGATCAGTTGCCATTCCTGCAGCACCAATAAGACTGTTATCTATAGTACAACCGTTACATGTTAGTGTTACATTAGCTTGTCCACTTCCTGCATCTGTTGCAGTTATACAAGTTCCTATAAAGTTAATTGATGATGCAGATGCAACAACTGTAGTGCCTTCATCTTTAATAGCAATTGATCCACCACCTCCACCAGAAGGTCCTTGTACACCTTGCACCCCCTGAGTTCCTAAACCTTCAATACCTTGTGTACCCTGTAAACCAAAAAATCCTTGGATACCCTGTGATCCTTGAATACCAACACCACCAGTAATACCCTGGATTCCCTGTAAACCTTGAATACCTTGGAATCCTTGAATACCTACTCCGGTAAACCCTTGGGTCCCTTGAGTCCCAGTGGTCCCCTGTGATCCAGTTGCTCCTTGACTACCAGTTCCTCCAGTAGATCCTGTTGCACCCTGAATACCAGTAATACCTTGGGTACCTTGAGCTCCGGTTGAACCTGTTGTACCTATAATACCTTGTATACCTTGGATACCCTGTACTCCTTGTAGACCAGTAGCACCCTGACTTCCTGTAGCACCAATTGCACCCTGTGTTCCCACAGATCCTTGAGCTCCAGTACTACCTGTGGTACCCTGACTTCCAGTAGCTCCGGTAGATCCTTGTGATCCAACTGCTCCTTGGGAACCAGTTGATCCAACAGCACCCTGAGAACCAGTTGCTCCGGTTGAACCTTGTAATCCTGTTATCCCTTGAGTTCCTTGAGATCCTGTTCCACCAGTGCTTCCAGTTGATCCTTGAGAACCAATTGATCCCTGACTACCAGTGGCACCCTGTGCACCAGTAGAACCTGTAGAACCTGTTGCTCCCTGTGAACCTGTTGCACCAGTAATTCCTTGTATACCTTGTGTACCCTGGCTACCAGTTGCTCCAGTAGTACCAGTGCTACCTTGACTACCTGTTGCACCAGTGGAACCCTGAGTTCCTGTTGTCCCTTGACTTCCTGTGCTACCTGTTGACCCTTGAGATCCGGTAGCTCCAGTAGCACCTTGAGAACCAGTTATTCCTAATACACCTTGTATACCTTGGATTCCTTGAACCCCTTGGCTACCAGTAGAACCAGTATTTCCGGTAATACCCTGTATACCTTGCAAACCTTGTACACCTTGTGCACCTGTTAATCCAGTTGATCCTTGACTTCCTGTTGTTCCCTGAGCACCTGTTGATCCTGTTGATCCCTGGCTTCCAGTTGTACCTGTACTACCTTGGGAACCTGTATTACCAAGAATACCTTGAATTCCCTGAGTTCCTTGTGAGCCAGTACTGCCTGTAGCTCCTTGAGATCCTGTTGATCCCACAGAACCTTGACTACCAGTAAGTCCTTGTATACCTGTAATTCCCTGAATACCTTGACTACCGGTTGACCCAGTAGAACCTATAATTCCCTGAATTCCTTGTATACCTTGAGTTCCTTGTGAACCATTTAATCCTGCAGCACCTTGTGTACCAATAGCACCTTGACTACCAGTAGATCCTGTAGCACCTTGGCTTCCGGTTAATCCAGTACTACCTTGTGCACCAGTACTTCCTTGTGCTCCAGTTGTCCCTGTAGAACCTTGTGAACCAATACTACCCTGAGACCCAGTTATCCCTTGTATACCCTGAGACCCAGTAGCACCTGTTATGCCTTGAATTCCTTGTGTTCCCTGGGATCCAGTACTACCAGTTGAACCTGTTGCACCTTGTGTACCGGTGGCTCCTTGAGTACCAGTTGAACCGGTAGATCCTTGACTACCTGTTAGTCCTGTTGCACCTTGAGTTCCTACTGAACCCTGAGAACCTGTAGAACCTGTAGTACCTTGGGCACCAGTAGATCCAGTACTTCCCTGTGTACCCGTTGTACCTTGACTTCCAATTATTCCTTGGATACCCTGGATTCCTTGGATTCCCTGTATACCTGTTAATCCTTGTGTTCCTGTAGCACCTTGCAATCCAGTAGGTCCTTGAGGTCCTAACTGAGTATATGTTACTTGAAATGTATTTACTATAATAGATGGGATAGCAGGATGTGGAGATGTTGCTCCAGCATATTCTGCATATATTGAAGTATTATTAAC